TTGTAACTCCCGGCTCTGCCGCAGGCACTGTGGTAATAAGAGATGGTGGCGCAAGCGGTACGGTGGTGTTTTCAACTGCGACAACCGCTGCTGGAACTCCCTTTAATGTGGTGATACCCGGTGAAGGCGTTCTTTGCCTGACGGATATACATGTAACTGTATCTGGCGCTGCAACTACGGCAGTTGTGTTCTATGGCTAAGTCTCCAGCATGGCAACGCAAAGAGGGCAAATCCGAGAAAGGCGGCTTGAACGCCAAGGGACGGGCCTCGTACAATGCGGCCAACCCCGGGAAACCCGGATTGAAGCGTCCTCAACCCGAGGGCGGCTCACGGCGCGACTCCTTCTGCGCAAGGATGAGTGGCATGAAGAAGAAGCTCACAAGCGAGAAGACGGCCAACGATCCGAACTCACGCATCAATAAGTCTTTGAGGGCGTGGAACTGCGCTGACGGTGGCTATGTAACTGCGGCTGATGGTTGCGCTACAAAAGGCAAGACAAAAGGGCGGATGGTATGACCGAAGATGCTATCCAAACCGCCCGTGAATTAGCTACGCATGCGTCTGACATTAGACATTTACAAGATGACATGGACAAGATGTTGGAAAACATGAAAACCATGCAAGCAACGCTGACGGCTATTGACAAGACCTTGTCTGAAGCCAAAGGTGGTTGGAGAATGTTGATGTTGTTGGCGGGTGCAAGCGGTACTGTTGGGGCGGGGGTAGTTCAACTTGCGCATTGGTACTCAGGGGGCAAGTGATGCCATCGACAAGTAAGAAGCAACACAATTTCATGGCGGCGGTGGCTAACAACCCATCGTTTGCTAAGAAAGCAGGAGTCCCACAGTCTGTGGGCAAGGATTTTACAACTGCGGACAAGGGCCGCAAATTTTCTAAAGGTGGTGATACTATGGCTTCTAAAATGAATCCCGGATTTATGGCAATGATGGCTAAGAAAAAAGCCGGAGCTAAATCAGAAATGCCAATGAAAAAGATGGCCGGTGGTGGTTCTGCCTCTAAGCGCGCTGATGGTGTTGCTACAAAAGGCAAAACCAAAGGCACGATGATTGGTATGAAAATGGGCGGCAAAGCCTGCTAACACCATGATGGCCAGCCGTGGGATGGGAGACATCTCCCCCTCTAAAATGCCCAAGGGTAAGAAAAAGGCCCGGCGGGACGACACTGACTTTACCCAGTACAAAGAGGGTGGGAAGGTGAATGCGGCTGGTAATTACACAAAGCCCAGTCTGCGCAAGCGGATTGTGAGCCAAGTAAAAGCTGCTGCAACGCAGGGCACTGGTGCAGGTCAGTGGTCAGCGCGTAAAGCTCAGCTTGTTGCCAAGAAGTACAAGGCGGCAGGCGGGGGTTACCGAGATTGAAAGCGCCTCAAAAATCATTGAAGGATTGGGGCGACCAAAAATGGAGAACCAAAAGTGGTAAAAAATCTTCTGACACTGGTGAAAGATACCTTCCAAGCGCTGCGATTAAAAGTCTCAGCCCTGCTGAGTACGCTGCGACGACCAAAGCCAAGCGAGCCGGAAAAGCCGCCGGCAAACAATTCGTAGCACAACCTAAAACGATTGCAAAGAAAACGGCAGGCTTTAGATGACCACTTCAGGAACCGCAGCGTTTAACCTTGACCTTACTGAGTTGGTTGAGGAAGCGTTCGAACGCGCTGGTTCGGAGTTGCGCACGGGCTACGACCTACGCACTGCCCGTCGTTCATTGAATTTGATGTTTGCTGATTGGGCAAACCGTGGTGTCAACATGTGGACGTTTGAGCAGGGGACAATTAACCTGACTCCGGGTCTGAACACCTACGCACTGCCCGTAGATACGGTGGATCTACTTGAGCATGTGATTCGCACGGGCGCGGGTAGCGCATCTACACAGGCGGACTTGACCATTACACGTATCAGTGTTTCTACGTACGCTACAATCCCCAACAAACTGCAACAAGCCCGTCCGATTCAGGTGTGGTATCAGCGTTTGGATGGGCAGACTTCTTCCATTGGCACCACGCTTAACGGCGGGATTACGGCTACGGCCACCACAATTACACTGACGTCAGTGGCTGGACTTCCAGCTACAGGGTTCTTGTTGATTGAAAACGAGACTATTCAATACGGCTACATCTCTGGCAACGTGCTTAACAACTGCTTCCGTGGGCAGAACGGCACAACTGCCGCAGCACACTCAACTGGTGTGGCTGTGTATACCCAAAACCTGCCTTCTGTGACCCTCTGGCCAACCCCAGACAACAGCACAACGTATCAGTTCGTTTACTGGCGCATGCGCCGTATTGATGATGCTGGCGGGGGTGTGCGCACAATGGATGTACCTTTCCGCTTCCTGCCCTGCATGGTGGCGGGGCTGGCTTACTACTTGGCTCTTAAGATTGAGAATGGCGCTGAGCGCTTGCCGGTCTTGAAGCAACAATACGATGAAGCTTGGCAGTTGGCGGCTGATGAAGATCGTGAGAAGGCTTCGGTTCGTTTTGTTCCGAGGCAAATGTTTATTGGTAGCGGTACGTAAATGGGCAATCGGTTTGCTTCTGGCAAGAACAGTATCGCCATGTGCGATAGGTGCGGCCAACAGTACAAATTGACGGCTTTGAGACAAGAAGTTATCAAGACAAAGCTTTACAATTTGATGGTGTGTGATACGTGTTGGGATCCCGATCAACCGCAGTTGCAGTTGGGTATGTACCCAGTGGATGATCCGCAGGCAGTGCGTAACCCGCGCAAGGACACAACGTACGTTACGGCAGGCACAAACGCTAGTGGCAATTTGACTGGTGGTTCGCGGGATGTTCAGTGGGGGTGGGCACCGGTAGGTGGGTCGAGTACTTTTGATGTTGCTCTTACGCCAAACTACTTGGTGGCAACGGCATTTGTTGGTACAGTTACAGTAACAGTTACTTAGGAGTTAGTTATGAAAGACAAGACACAAGACATGAAGATGATTAAATCTGCTGTCGGCAAGCACGAGAAAAACATGCACCCCGGCAAAGCGCCAACAAAGCTTGCCAAGGGCGGTAAGACCAATGAGATGATGATGCAGTATGGTCGCGGTATGGCCAAAGTTAAAAATCAGGGGAAATAACATGGCCAAGATTAACAATCTGTCTGCTTCTGCATACGCTAAGCCACACACAATGAGTGGTAAGCCCGTAGGCATTTCTGGAAACCCCGGCATTCCCCCCAACCGCAGTAAAGCCGATACCGTTAACATGTCTATTGGCAACATCAGCAAAGCTGCTGGCAACGAAACCACTAAGACATCCGGTATTGTCACCCGTGGCAACGGCGCGGCGACTAAGGGAACTATGGCCCGAGGCCCGATGGCATGAATTACACCGCACTCAGCAACGCTATCCAAGCGTACACAGAAAACACGGAAGCAGATTTCGTGACTAATATCCCTGTGTTCGTTCAGCAAGCTGAGCAGCGTATTTATAACTCGGTTCAGTTCCCCTCGATTCGTAAGAACATGACGGGTGTGGTATCTACTACAAGTACATACCTGTCAGCGCCTGACGATTATTTGGCTACGTATTCGTTGGCTGTTATTGATGCCGACGGCAACTATGAATACTTGCTGAACAAAGATGTGAACTTTATCCGCCAAGCGTACCCCAAAGCTACTGATACGGGCTTACCAAGGTACTACGCTCTGTTTGGCCCCACAGTCAGTGGTAGTACCATCACAGACGAGTTGACATTTATTCTTGGCCCAAAGCCCGATGCCAACTACACAGTTGAGTTGCACTATTACTACTACCCAGAATCAATCACAGTAGCCGCAGATGGCCGTACATGGCTTGGTGATAACTTTGACTCTGTACTGCTGTATGCGTCTCTAGTTGAGGCTTACACCTACATGAAGGGTGAGACTGACATGATGCAGTTGTATAACCAGAAGTTCATGGAAGCATTAGCGTTGGCTAAACGTTTGGGCGATGGTATGGAGCGTCAAGACGCTTACCGTTCTGGTCAGTTCCGTCAGAAGGTAACTTGACATGTCGATTATCCAGACCCAGACCACAAGCTTTAAAGCGCAGTTGTACCAAGGTATTCATGACCTGACGACTGATGTCATCAAGATTGCTTTGTACACGGCTAACGCTAACTTGAACGAAGATACAACCGTTTACAGCTCAACCGATGAAGTCGCCAATACGGGTACTTACTCTGCTGGCGGCGCACAGTTAACGCCAATTACCGTCAGCACTTCTGGGTACACAGCCTATGTGGGCTTCCCTAACATTAGCTGGACTGGCGCAATCACTGCAAGATGTGCTTTAATTTACAACGTCACGCAGGGCAACAAATCTGTTGCTGTGTTGGACTTCGGTTCTGACAAAACCTCCACCGGCACATTTACAATCACAATGCCGGCCAACACCGCCACGGCAGCATTGATTCGCAGTTCTAACTAAGGAGCAAAAATGGTACTTGTAAACACAACCAAAGGCGAAATGGATATAACTCTTCTTGAAAAAAAAGAAGGATCCATTGATAATGATCACGAGGTGACAAGCTGGGTTGAATATTGGCACGAAGGTGAACTTGTTCATCGTTCAGTAAATGTGCACATAAAGAAAAATGTTTTAGCAAGCGGCATCGCCGCTGAAATCGGTTGAAAGGAACCAAATCATGGCAAACACACAAGCAATGACAACGTCGTTCAAGGGTGAAATCTTGGTCGCAACCCACAACTTTGGCACAGCGCCAATTCGTGGGGCAACAACAGCAGATACATTCAAGGCTGCTCTGTACTTGGCATCCGCCACAATGAATGCTTCTTCTACAGCGTACACTGCTACTGGTGAAGTTACCGGTACAAACTACACTGCTGGCGGTATTACCGTTACCAACGGTACTCCCCCTTCAACAAGTGGCACAACCGCGTTCTGGACTTCTTCTGCAAGTTTAGTGTACACAAACGTGACTTTGTCTACAGCATTTGATGCTGTGTTGATTTACAACAACACGCAAGCTAACAAGGCAGTTAGCGTTCATACCTTTGGTTCACAGACTGTGACCGCTGGTACGTTCACTTTGACAATGCCAACCAACGACGCAAGTACTGGCCTGATCCGTATTGCCTAACTAGGAACGGCGGGGTAACTCGCCGACTAATCCATGTTTGGCATCTCCGCATTTGCCGAAGCGCCGTTCGCCTCGCTTGCGGGGCAGACGGTAGTCGTTGCGCTTACCGGCGTATCCTCCACGGGGTCGGTAGGCTCAGTCACGGAAGTTGTTTCCGTTGCTGAAAACGGTGTTTCTGCCACAGGTGCTGTAGGGTCAGTTGCGGTTGGAGCGCGAAGCAAAGCGCTTACCGGCGTTTCAGCCACAGGCTCAGTTGGGTCTGTTGGCAAGACTATTTCCGTTGCAGAGAATGGTGTTTCAGCCACAGGCTCAGTTGGGTCTGTTGGCGTAGCTATTTCTGTTGCGGAGAATGGCGTTGCTTCTACTGGCGCAGTAGGTACGCTTGGCTTTACAAAGAGTGGCACGGTTGCACTTACCGGTGTATCGGCCACAGGTAACGTAGGGTCTGTTTCGGACAGTACGTCTGCTCAAGAGAACGGTGTTGTAGCTACAGGCGCGGTAGGTTCGGTCGGCAAGACCATAACCGTAGCAGAGAACGGTGTAGCGGCTACTGGCGCTGTAGGCTCCGTTGGCAAATCAGTCACTAAAGCCCTTTCTGGCGTCGCCGCCACTGGCAACGTTGGGTCTGTTGGTAAGACTATTTCTGTTGCTGAGAACGGGGTATCTGCTACTGGTGCGGTAGGGTCTGTTCTTGCAGGGCAGCGTCTATCTGGTGTATCTGCTACAGGCAACGTTGGGTCTGTTGGTAAGACTAGAACTACCGCGCTTTCTGGTGTCGCCGCTACAGGCGCGGTAGGATCTTTTGGTAAGTCCATAACGGTTGCTGAGAACGGTGTAGCCGCTACAGGCGCTGTAGGCTCGATGAGCCCCTCGATTGTGCAGTCTGCGGCTATCACAGGCGTATCTGCTACGGGCGCTGTTGGGTCTGTTGGTAAGGCCATTACAGTTGCAGTAAGCGGCGTATCTGCCACAGGAGCCGTAGGCTCTTTCGGTAAAATAATTTCAGTAGCAGAAAACGGCGTATCCGCAACGGGTGCTGTTGGTTCTGTTACTTATGGCCAAGCCTTGTCGGGTGTAGCGGCTACCGGCGCTGTTGGCTCTGTTGGTAAGTCAATCACTAAGGCGCTTAGTGGTGTATCTGCTACAGGTAACGTAGGTTCTGTCTCTGATAGCACAACTGCCCAAGAGAACGGCGTTGTCGCCACAGGTGCCGTAGGCACGGTTGGTTCTTCTCGCACAGTTGCAGAAAACGGCGTAGCCGCTACGGGTCAAGTTGGGTCAGTTAGCCTTGCACGTACTGTTGCAATCTCTGGCGTAACGGCTACCGGTGCGGTTGGTTCGCTGGGTAAAACAATTTCAGTTGCTCTGAGTGGTGTTTCCGCCACGGGTGCAGTTGGTTCTGTTTCGTATGCACAGGCGCTGTCAGGTGTGTCTGCCACGGGTCAAGTAGGCTCTGTTGGTTCTTCTAGGACAGTGGCTGTTTCTGGCGTGTCTGCCACAGGCAATGTGGGTTCTGTCTCTGATAGCTCTTCCGTACAAGAGAACGGTGTTGTAGCTACGGGTGCCGTAGGCACTGTAGGCTCCTCTCGCTCAGTTGCTATTTCTGGTGTATCTGCCACGGGCCAAGTTGGATCTGTCGCAGTTGGCGCGCGTTCTTTGGCCATCACAGGTGTGTCTGCTACCGGCTCTGTGGGCTCTGTTGGTGTAGCGTTCTTTGTAGCCGAGAACGGCGTAGCTGCTACGGGCGCAGTTGGATCGGTTTCTTACACACGCGCTATCACGGGCGTATCCGCTACGGGTCAGGTTGGCGCAGTTGCTGTTGGCGCTAGAACATTTGCACTGACTGGCGTGTCGGCTACGGGTGCGGTTGGTAGCTTGCTTGATAGCTCTTCCGTACAAGAGAACGGCGTTGTAGCCACAGGCGCAGTAGGATCAGTAGGTTCTTCCCGTTCAGTTGCTATCACCGGAGTATCTGCTACTGGACAAGTTGGAACAGTAAGCGTTGGTGCAATCTCTGTAGCTTTGTCTGGCGTGTCCGCAGCAGGCGCGGTGGGTTCTGTTGGTGTAAATATTTCTGTTGCAGAGAACGGTGTCTCAGCTACCGGTCAAGTTGGTTCTGTAAGTTACTCACAGGCCATCGCAGGCGTGTCCGCAACAGGCGCAGTAGGTACGCTTAGCCCAGTCAATTCAATCGCTCTCACGGGCGTGTCCGCTACGGGGCAAGTTGGCTCGGTGGCCATCGGTGCTCGTACCGTTGCTTTGACAGGCGTTACAGCTACTGGTGCAGTTGGTAATGTCGCTGAGAGCAACTCTAGACAAGAGGATGGTGTTGTTGGTACGGGCCAAGTTGGATCCGTTGGTAGCTCTCGTGCAGTTGCTTTAACTGGCGTATCCGCCACGGGAGCCGTGGGCACCGTCTCAGTTGCCGAGCGTTCTATTGCTCTTACAGGCGTATTTGCTACAGGCGCAGTAGGTTCGGTTGCTGATTCAACTTCTGCTGGTGAAGACGGTGTTGTGGGTACCGGTCAGGTAGGCTCAGTTGGTAGCTCTCGCTCTGTTGCCTTGACTGGCGTGTCTGCCACGGGTGCTGTCGGTACTGTCTCTAACGGCGGTCTTTCTTTTGCCCTTACAGGCGTTCAAGCCACAGGTGCTGTTGGCAGTGTTTCAGACTCTACTTCCGCAGGTGAAGATGGTGTCGTTGGTACCGGTCAAGTTGGAACCGTTGGTAGCTCTCGCTCTGTTGCTCTGGTTGGCGTGTCAGCTACAGGTGCGGTTGGTTCCGTGGCGGGCGTTACATCGGTTGCTTTGACAGGTGTTCAGGCCGCAGGCGCAGTAGGCAGCGTGGCGGTTGGAGCTCGTACAGTTGCCCT